ACTGTTGTCGTGTACTCAGGGTCAGAGCTGATCTGGCTAGTTACTTCCTCGATACTCTGCTGATATTCGGACTTGCCATACTGAGTAGGACTGTAGCTGTCTGCTTCAGCATCCCCGTCAATATCCAATGGGTCGATATTGTGGGTTTTCATCAAGTTCTGAATTGCGTCTTTATTGCCTTTTAAAGCATCAATCGCAGTATTGAATTGGCTTTCAGTGATTCCTTCCTCTTCCATTGCAGAGATCATTTTCCGATACGGAGCGATCTTTTGCATTTTCTGAGTGTAGTTCATCGCTTTGCCAAATACGGTTCCGAACTGGTCGAAAATCTCGTCTTCAGTAAATTCGTATTCTTTACCGTCAGCAGTGTATTTTCGTACTTTTGCTTTACTGGCTTTATCTTCTGATTCTACATCCGGATCTTTATCACCATCACTATCATCATCATTTTCCGGATCTAGTTCGTTTCCGTTGTCATCGAAAACTTTTTTATCTTCTGAAGCACCGTCGTCGCTTTTCTTGGCATTTTCCGATTCTGCTTCTTCGTCTTCTTCGTTCTGTTCTTTTTTTTCAGTCTCACCTGGTTCGGGAATTTCGTCAGTCAATTCATTATCTGAAGAATTTTCTACCTCATTTTCCCGAATGCCTTCCTGAAGATTATCCAAATTCTCTTCTGTGCTTTCTTCAGAATCACGACGGATTTCGTAAATAGCTTCAATTGGATCTTTATCGTCGTTAAATACATCTTCTTTAGTAACGTTTTGACGAGCCATTAGTGAACCCCGCCTTCAGATTCTTCTTTAGCAGCAAGTTCAGCTTCTTCGTCGTCGCTGAGAATTGGTTCTGCTGCAGCTTGGTGCATTTGATCAATGGTCATAAAGAAGAACTGTAGATTACTAATAGCAACTAGGTCCTCCATGATATCACTACGCTCATTACGCTTTTTGATTACAGGCAAAGATAAAAGACTTACAGAGTCTGCAGCTTTGTCTCTAAAATAACCGTCAAGAATAACTTTCTTAAAATCTTCGTTATTACGCAAACGGTTAAGAGCTTGTCCCATATCAACGTAATGCTCAATTTCAGTTGTTTCTAATTCTACGCTTTCGTTCTGGTTGCTCATTTATTTGAGTCCTATTAAATTTTTGTGTTAATAAATTTTTCATCAAGATTGATGTTATAGCATCTATTACTCTTTGGTCAATTGTTTTACTTGTTCTATTTCTCTTTGGTCAATTGTTTTACTTGTTCTATTTCTCTTTTGGAAGCACGATCAGATTCTTTTGATAACAAACTGCTGCTGCGATCATGGTCTTTTTTCTGCATATCTTCCTGGAAAGTTTTGCCTTCAGCTGTGCGTGTAAAGTCCAAATCTTTAAGATCTGTATCAGATTGAATGTTTCCAGCTTTAGCTTGATCAAGCATTGCTTTGGCTGTTTTAACCTGAATGTCTACAACATTTTCTTTAGCCCGTGAATTGCGTTCTTCTATTTCAGACATAAGCTTCTGCATTTCCAGCTCTTTCATCTTTTCAATATATGGATCAGGTTGTGGCTGATATTCTTCAATCATTTTTGCCAGGTCAGGCATTTTATGTAATTTGGAAATCTGAGACATAAGAAGATTCTTCATGCCTGTATCCATGCCTTGTCCCAATGTTTGAAGTAAGAAAGAAAGCTTTTCTCCTTTTGCAGAATTGTCTTCAGCTGTGCTTACTTCAATCTCAATATCTACCAAGCCCTTGAGATCATCACGCTTGATCGGTACGAATTCTTCATTCGTCATCCGGACAACTTCTTCTTCTTTCAAAAACTCAGAGTTGTACTCCATCCATTTCCGCATCATAGGCTTGATTAGGTTCTCAGCTATGCTTCTAACAATATCCAAACGCCTGACGGATACTGCATCTAGGGCTCCCCGGGCTGATGTAGCAGTGCTTCCCAATCCTGACCCATTAATGCCACCACTGAAAGCTTTAACGCCCAGCATGCTCTCAGACTCGTTGTTGACCATCTCAAGAACACTGAAAACACTATTTGGTATTGGGTTGTAGCTGCCTTCGTAAAAATCATTTTCAGTGCCGTTGTACTCAAAGTTGCTGCCATTGAGGAATCGCTTCATGTTTCGTGTATCCAGAGCACCTTTACGAACGCCCTTTTGAGCGTTGTTAGATCCTGCCATGTTATCCAGGATTCCACGCTTAATCGCTGTAGTGATCTTTTGGTTATCGCTTACAAGCTCTACGCTGGCTTCACCATGAATCTTGAAAGGTGTTGGGTTGTTCTTGAGCAGCAAGAATGGAAGTCCCTGACCGGGCAAAGGGTTAGATTCCAGTTGAATAAGCGTATCGCCAACCCATGTTGCTACGACTGGTTCAGCAATACCCGTGTTTTCAATATCGTAAACACCCCAGTACTCATAGACGAGAATCTTCTTCCTGGCAACATCCTGAAATTTGAATTCTGACTCATCTTCAGGGTCATAATCTGGACTTTCACCATCCAGCATAGTGACAGCCAACTTCTTCAAGTTCTTGTATTTGCCACTCTTACGGAGCGTACTCATGTCCGATTCGTACCGGTGACAGACAAAGTTTGCCTTACTTAAATCACCAAAGCATGTAGGATCAATGTAGATGTCTTCCATCCGACAAACAGTTGCATCAGGTTGGTTAACCAAAATTTTGATTTGCTCTATTTCTTCTTCACCTGTCTGCTCCGGCATACCATTTACTAAACCCATAATAGGCATCGTAATTTTTTCTTTTTTGTCTTCGTAGTTCCAACCTGTTTTAACGACTACTGTTCCCTCTGAGTAATAGAGCTTTATTACATCAGTAATGAACTGGTACCGGTTAAACTGTCTTGCAAACTGGTTATTAAGAATAATCTGATTTTGCTCAGCAGCTTCACGGTCTTCAAACGTTACTGGGCTGCACTTAACGATGTCAGTAGTAGACACAAAAGGGTCTTTTACGCTTGCATGCTGCCATTCGTCTTGACGCTTAATGTCTCGTGAAACCAGGCTTGATTTACCTTTCTGCTCATTGCCATAAGGCTCACCGTTGTATTCCTGCCTCCATTTTTCAATGTTGGCTACAATCTCCAGACGCAAATTGTTAGCAGCTTCCACATCAGTTTTGAATGCTCTCAAAAGATCTTGTTTTCTCAATTTTTTAGGTTCGTCATTCATTACTGAGCCCTATAAATTATCATTTACTTCGAATTTGCCAATAGATGAATATCCGTTCCAGCCAGCTAAAACAACCTTGCCTTGAATATAGTATGTTCCGTCTATATTGATGTCACCATCAATAGTAAGCATATACATTTTACCGTCAGTGCCATCGGTAGAAAGAAGACCTGTTCTTGATACTGTAGTGTTGTCTGGACGCTTTAACTCTATTACTAGATTTGTGGCAGAAGAAAGATCTACAGGTGCATCTGCATTAGTTTCATTATCAAATTCTACTATAAATACCTCTATCTCTGCACCGACTGCACCGACTTGTAAGCTTTCTTCTCTCATTTTTTAGTCCAAGTTCAAAGTGGAACTTACTTTTCTGCTTTGATACAGAGTATGGTTTATTTTTTTACTAATATTCAAATTTACTAGAATATCTACTCGCCATATTTCTCTTACTATACCAGCTGTGGAAATTGCTTCAGTGCTGCCTGATGTCAGTGTGTGAATCTGTTCCAACACACCGTTGCTGGTAACTGGATTGCACACTATTATCTGAGACTGCAGAGATTGAATCTGTACTAATGCTGGTATTGATACCTTGCTCCAGGAATCTACGCCATACGCTAACAGATAATCCTTAGCCATCAAAGTTGGTTCTGTAAGCTTTGAGTCAGAATCCAAGCTGATTGCTGAAAGTGAGTGAACTTGTGATAGCACTGTTTCTGAAGTAGTGCTTACAGATTCAATATACTCTGAGATTATTGCGTCAGGGCCTTCTTCTACCAGTGAGGCATTTGTGACTGTGGCAAAAGATTCTAAACTGTTAGCAGACAGACTTTGTATTTGCGCTATAGCAGTGTTGGCTGTGCTGCTTCCAGATACCAAATTACCTGATGCAATCGTATGTATTTGAGAAATATCTGATGACTTTGTGCTGCTATATGCTTCTAAACCGTTTGCTGATAACTGCTGATTCTCGGCTATATTTGAAGAAGTTATATTTGATTTTGAGCTTATGCTTTGTCCTGAAAAAGAATGGACCTGCGTAAGTACTTTTGTGCTAGTTGAAGCTGTAGCTTGTAGATTATCTGCTAGTAAATAGTTTTCTCCTTCTGTTGACAACGAAACAGTTGTTACGTCAACAAAAGATTCTAGGCTGTTAGTTAACAGATTTTGTGTTTGACCTACAGCGGTACTGCTTGTGCTACTGGCAGATACTAAACTGTTTGGAGTAATAGTGTGTATCTGGGCAATAGATGACAGTGTTGTACTGCTATTTGCTTGTAAACCGTTTACTTCTACCTGATGATTTTGAGACAGGTTTGAAGAAGTAATTGTCGAGTTTGAATTTACACTCTGCTCTAAAAAAGCATGAGATTGCGTAAACGCTGTTGTGCTAACTTCAGTTGTGGTTTGTAAGCTGTTTGCTAATAGAGCATCTTCGCCTTCGGTTTCAAAAAAGACGTTTTCCGTGTTTGATACTGAATTTATACTGTCAGCTGCCAAGTAGTAAGTTTGGCCCGCAGCTGCATTGGTTACGCTTGACGCTGCTTTTATGCCCTCTGCTGTTAAGCTGTTCCTCACTGTTAATACAGGTTCGAAAACTGTAGATTCCGAATCAAGGTTTGATGCAGTAAATGCATGATTTTGTTCAAGTGACGAGTTATCTACCGTGCTGCTTGAATCAAGACTCGTACTTGTTAAAAAGTGTATCTGTATTGTTGTTGGTAAAGTAACTGTAGAGATAGATATAACGCTGTCAGCAGCTATGTCTACATCAACCGCCGCAGCCGCAGTAGTAAACCCAGTCCAATCAGACCAGCCAGACACGTTGGTGCCATCGTCTTCCTGAACCCGGAACTCATAGTCCTCGGCAGCAGTCAGCCCCGTCAGGTCGTAGAACAGGTCTGTGATGCCCGTGACCGTTGCGGTGGTCTGAGTTGCTACGTCACGCCACTCGACGTTATAGGACATTAGCCTTGCTCCCAGTT